GAGACTGAACTTGTTAAAGTATCTGGGTATGATGACATAGAAGATGTTAGAGAATATGTAAGAGGCCCAGTTGGAAAAAAAGGTGAAATATTAAAAAAATGGTTGTTGCCTAAAAGAGATGGGGTATATGTGATTGCATATACTTTAAATAAAAATGGTTCAGTTGTTCGGATTTTTGGTAATAAGTATGTAGAAAATTGCCCAAAGGGTGATAATGTAACTGAATCTATTTACTTTAATAGCATTACTCTTAATGCGCCTTCTAAAAAAATTTTTGGAACTAACAAATGAACATTTTTTTCCTTGATAAAGACCCTGTAATTGCAGCACAGATGATGTGTAACAAACACGTTGTCAAGATGATATTAGAAAGTGCTCAAATGCTTTCAACTGCTCATCGTGTTTGTGATGGTGATACATATGCAGATGAAGTAGGTTTGTACAAGTTGGCTCATAAGAACCATCCTAGTACGAAATGGGTTCGTAGTAATCCTTTTCATTATCTGTGGTTATATCATCATATGGTTGGTCTTATGAATGAGTATACGCATAGATACGGTAAAGTTCATGCTACAGAAAGACTTAAATCTAGCCTCAAACCAGTTCCTAAACAGATGTTAGCAGAAACTTTTACTGATTTTATTGATCCACCTCAGTGTATGCCTGAGGAATGTAAACAAGATGATACTGTGTTTGCATATCAAACTTACTATATAGTAGAGAAGTCTAAAATTGCAAAGTGGGTTAAACGTGAAATACCAAAATGGTTTATAGGGGGGTCTGATGGTAAGAGAGAGTCGGTCAAATTGGGTGCTTAGAAGTATGAAAGAATCTAGAGAAATATCACCAGAAGAACGCTATACTACATTTGTTTCAAATTCAAATGAAAAAAGTTATAAGTCGTTATTATATTCATTTAGTGAAGATGAGATTATAAACTTATCGAAAGAAAATAAAACTCTTTGCTACAATATAAAAGAATTACAGAAACAGCTGCAAAACGCATATATACGTATCAAGGAATTAACCAACGATACAAAACAAATGGAACTTTTTTGATGCCAACTTACAAATTTCATGATAAAACAACAGGTGAAGAGTGGGAAGATTTTCTTACTATGGGTGAACGAGAGGAGTTTCTTATAGACAACAAACACATCAGGCAAGTACCTGTACCGTTTGCTTATACAGGAGATCATATCATGGGCGTAGGCCCAAAGACTGATGCTGGATTTGAAGATAGAATGTCACAAATTGCAGATGCTCATCCTGGCAGCCCTCTTGCATCTAGGTATAAGAGTAATGAAACTCATGCACAGATTAACGCAAGGAATGTGGTAGAGAAACATAAAAAGAAAAGGCCAATAGTTTCTTGATTTAATTTCATTTTCTTAACTACATTTTAACCCCTTGTATGGTATACTATTAAGATAGGAAATCATACAAGGAAGATGAATGAAAAAGAAACCAGTTATATTGGTAGATGATAAGATAAAAATACCAGCTTGGTATTGCTTAAAATACGAAACTTTATATCGAAAAGTAGAACCAGATATAAAATTAGTTAGTGAAATTAAGATAGATTTAACGATATGATATATAAGTATATGGTACAGGCGAGAAATACAAACTTCAGCACAGATGCACAGCATCTACGCCAGCTGGGAAGTCCCTCCGCCTATGTACCAGAGGGGGAGTCATTTAACAAACTCCCCCTCACCTTAATTTTTATGAAAGAAAAGTATAATGTCAACAAAGAAAAATAAAGAAATTAATAATAGCAATCTAGTAGCAATAAAACCAATTACAGATAGTCAAAAAGGAGTTTTTGCTTCTTGGAAAAAAGATAAGAATCAATTTCTTTTTGGTTGTGCTGGTACAGGAAAGACTTTTATTTCTTTATATTTAGCACTACAATCAGCATTGAATTTAGAGAGCAAGCATGATAAAGTAGTTATTGTTCGTTCTTTAATTCCTACAAGAGAGATTGGATTTTTGCCAGGCGATGAGGAAGATAAAGCTGCACTCTATCAAGTACCATATCAAAACATGGTGCAGTTTATGTTCGAGCAACCTAATGAACAATCTTTCAATAATCTTTATGACCGCCTCAAGGGTCAGGGTACACTTTACTTTCTATCAACTTCTTTTCTTAGAGGTTTAACATTTGATAACACTATTGTTATAGTTGATGAATGTCAAAATATGAACTTCCATGAGCTGGATACTATTATTACGAGGATAGGCCAAGATTCTAAAATTATCTTCTGTGGTGATTTTGATCAAACTGATTTACAGAGGACAAATGAGATAAATGGCTTACATAACTTCTTACGTATTTTAGAAGAAATGGATGAGTTTAATTGTACAGAATTTACGATTGGTGATATAGTACGATCTGGTTTTATACGTAGCTATTTGATTAATAAAATCAAACTTGGTATTGGTATGGATTAATGAAGTACACACAACGCCAATGGGATAGAGAAGTGGGTTGGGGATTAGTTCCACATGAATACAAATACAATTGTCCTAAGTGTGAAGATACTGGCGTAATACCTTTTCTTAAATTAACTCCAGAAAATAAAAAATCTAAACTAATAAAATGTGATGAATGTGTAGAAAACTAAATACTACTGATTTACAAGGGAGAACTTTATATGCCAGCACGTAAGCACACTCAGTGGTTATCACAACCAACTATCGAATATGTAGATAGTCGTATTTACAGCGATTGGGATATCTTTCATGAAGAACAAGAGAAAATCTTTTCTAAATGTTGGATGCCATTATGTCATGAATCAGAACTAGAAAATCATTTAGATTTCAGAACAGCTACTATTGCTGGTTCTAAAGTAGCAATGATTCGTGACAAAGAAAGAGTTGTTGCGTTTCAACATAACTTTCAATCTTTACCAGTGAGTGGTAACTTAGAAGCTGATGGTGGTTACGATCACTGGAATTGTCCAGAACTACATTGTGAAGTTAAGTTTGGTGGTATGGTTTGGGTTACAATTAATCCAGAACCTTCTCAGGATGTAGAAGGTTGGGCTGCTGGTGCGTTTGATTGTATTCGCCCAGCACTTGACACAGAACCATTAGAAGTATTCCATTATCACAAAGCAGTTATTGGTAGTAACTATAAATTATGGCATGATACAAACAGTGAATTTTATCACGATTATATGCATTACTTCAATCGTACAACAGGATTTAATGATGAATACTTTGCTCGTAAGTGTACAGGGTTTGATAATGGTCATGTAAACGTAGGAAGTTTTGAAGTACAATATACAGCAATGGAGAATGGTAAAGATCGTGGAGAATTAAGTTTTCCTTCTTTACCACCCAATCAGTGGTATATGATTGATTTATTTCCCGGCATGAACTTCAATTTACGTGGTAGTGCATTGCGTACAGACGTTGTAACTCCACTAGGCCCAGATAAAGTAATGATAGAGTTTCGTGGATTTGGTCTTAAAAAAGATACTCCACTGGAACGCAAAACTCGTATAGAACATCACAACACAATCTGGGGCCCATTTGGACGCAACTTGCATGAAGACTTACTTGGTATTCAAGGTCAAGGCTCAAGTATGCAGCCTGGCTCAGAACATAGACATATATTACATGGCCGTCATGAGAATGAAACTATTCATGATGAAGTAGGTATGCGGCACTTCTATAATGAGTGGGGTGCTTGGATGGGTCGTGACCCTGCTAACCCAATGAAGGAAAATGCAATTTGGGAAAACCAAGAAGAACTTGTTGCGTAATAAATATTAGATAGGATAATAAAATGAATATTGAAAGATTAAGAGAACAGTTAGAAATAGATGAGGGTGTTAAATATGAAATATATAAAGATCATCTTGGTTATCCTACTTTTGGGATTGGCCATCTTATTTTGGATTCCGATGCTGAACACGGACAAGATACAGGAACCGCCGTTAGTGAAGAAAGAGTCAAAGAAGCCTTCGAAGCCGATCTCGTTTCAGTCTTGTCTGACTGCGAATCTCTCTACGGAGATTTTGGAGATTTGCCAGAAGATGCTCAGGAAATAATTGCTAATATGATATTCAATATGGGGCGGCCGCGTTTGAGTAAGTTCAAGGGAATGAAACGTGGTGTTGATGCTCGTGATTGGAACGCAGCTGCTGATGAGATGGTAGATAGTGCTTGGTATCGTCAAGTACCAAATCGTGCAAAAAGACTTGTAGAAAGAATGCGTAACGTATAAGTGACTTGACAAATCTAAATAAATAAGGTATAGTTATATAATGTTTAATCATATGAATGTGGAGTTGCCCCCTATAAGCGCAACAACAACTAATGGTGTTCGTCTTTATGAAACACCAGAAGGAAACAAGTATCCTTCAATTACAACTATTCTATCAGTCCGTAATAAATCTGGATTGGTAGAATGGCGTAAACGTGTAGGAGAAAAGACTGCAAACTACATTGCTGGTAAGGCCGCTTCAAGGGGAACTAAGGTTCACCATATGTGTGAAGACTACCTCAACAATGAAAATATAGATCATCATCAAAAACATTTTCTTCCTTGGTGTTTATTTACTCAGTTACAAAAAGTTCTGGTAAATATAAATAACATTCATGCACAAGAAGCAGGACTCTATAGTGATAAATACAAGGT